GAGGGCGGTGACGGCGAGGGCGATTTCCTCAAGCGCACCTTGACGACCTTTGCTCCTTCGCCTGCGCCCGGAAAGAGCGCCGTCACCGTTTGGACGAAGGAGGCGAATCCGTTTGGGAACGTAAGCCCGACGATCGCGTTGATCAGCTTCAATTGATGCTCGACCAATAATTTGCCGGCGTGTTGCTCATATTTTTCATCGCCGAGGTGCCCGCAACCCGCCGCAATGATCGGTCCGATCGCGCTGCCGAATTGCTTGAATAACCGCGGCCCAATGTCGGCGCCGGCGCCGGCGAGCAATATTGCAAGATCGGGAAAGCGCGCCACGATCGAGGCGATGGCGTCACCGTGCAACCCGCGCACGATGATCCGTATGCCTTTGATCTTGACGACTTCGACCGATGTCGAGGGTGCAATGTCGAGAAGGTCTGCCATGCTTGCTCCTCACGCCGATGGCGTTTCGTCCCTGATCGTCCAGATGCCGAAGGAACCATCGGCGGCCTTCTGCACCTCGGCCTCGATTTCGATTGTCGTCCAATTGTCCTCGTCGGTGATGAAATTGAAATCACCAGAGGGAACGAATGAGACGGTAGCGACGAAATCGACCTGCTGCCCGATATCATTGGTGCCAACAACCTTGATCTCGCCGGTGAACTCAGTCTTGGTCAGGCCGCTCAAGGTAATGTTGCCATCGGTATCGGTGCCCTGCTCGGCGAGCGAGAAGAAGGCGAGATTGTAGCCGGTGATCTCGTCGAGCGTGAACGTGACCGTGGCGCCGACTTGCGTGATCGCGGTGAAGTCCTTGGTTTTGACGCCTTCGCGCGAGGAGAAGTGCTCGAGCTTCTCGACCGTCGGCGAATACTGGAACGACGGCGCATTGCCGAGATCGACGAAATCCGGAGCGCCGGTTTCCTTGAAGGAAACGATCCCTTTTCCGATGTGATAATTTTGGACATTGGGCGACGCGGGCATGATAGTTCTCCCTGCTTAGAGGTCGTCGGGCTTCAGCGTGTATTTGAACAGGAATTGTGCGCGCAGCGCGCCATGCAACGATCGCATCCATCCGAGATCAGTCTGGCAGCCGAGATAGCGGATTGCGCCGTTGCCATACCGGCCGGTCTTGACGATTTGCTCGTTCAATTCGGTATCGAACAGCACCCGCTTGATCAGCTCGCGCCGCAAGGTGGTGAGATCGGAGCCGGCCTCGTCGGCCATCTGCGCAATGACGATCTCCGGCGTCATATGCACGTTGGTGGGCCGATGCGGCGGACGCATCGATAGATCGGTCGTGTCGTTGGTTTCCTCGTCACCGTCGAATACGATCGCGGCCGGCAATTGATCCTCGGTGATGTCGACATTATTGCGCTGCGCCGAGCGGATATTCGGGATGGCGGCGACCACCGCGAGCAATCGCGCCAGGATGTTCTCACGAACATCAACCATCGCTCGACCCAATCGCCTTCAACAGAAAACGCACTTGGCCGAGGTCTTCGCCGTTCGGGCTGCCGCCCAGTTCATACGAGCGCACGATCCAGGTCCGACCGTTGAAGCTCAGCATCGCGTCTTGATAGTCCTCGCGCGCGATCCCGCGCTGCGCCAGTTCCGGAATGCGGGCGAAGGCGCCAGGCCCGACACTGCGCGTTTCTAGGCCACCGCTCGTCTGTGTCTTCGGCCGCGTGTCATCGATCACGGTGATCGCGACCTCGCCCGCCGTACTGGCCGCAATGAACGTCGCCTCGACGCCGAGCTCGGCATAGACCGGGTCATACAGCAGCGCGCTATAATCCTTGACCATTCATCTCTCGTTTGAACGCGAACGTGCCGATATCCTCGCGGCCCAGCTCGGTTTCGATCGCGCTTTCCGAGATGAGGCCGAAGCCGCACATCTTCATTGCGAGCACGAGCCCATCGCGCGTGAAATACCAGCAATGCTCATCCGGCTTGAAATGCTTGCTGCGCAGCGCGTGCTCGGCATCGCGGAAGATCGGCAGCGATAGAAACAGCCACTCGCTCACGTTGGCGAGCAGCGATTGAAAATCTCGCAGATGCTCGAGCACATCGAACAGCGTGAGAGCATCGAATGAAACCAGATACGGATCGACGAACAGAGCGCGCTCCTCGAGCCATGCGATGCCGGCCGGATTGACGTCATAACCATAGGTCGTGCGCCGCCGCGCGCGCCGCAGATCGATGAACGCACCCGAGCCGATACCGACATCGATCAATGTCCCACGATAATGTCGCTCGACGAAATTGAAGCGCGCCTGCATCAATGCGCGCCCGAGATCGGTGCGCGCATTGCGATCGAAATTGTCGAAATAGTCCTGATCATAGGGCGTAAGGCCGGCCTCGACCGGATAGAAGCCGATGCCGAGTTGCGGCCACCAGGTCAGGCGGCCGCGCGCGAGCTGCGTCGCCAGCGGGAGAATTGTCCCGATGGGTCGGCGATCCGCTTGTCGCAAGTATGCAACATGCTCGTGCATCGGCAGAACCTTTCCGGCATGGCAAAGCCGATCCGACTCAAGTCGAGTCGCCGATCGGTGATCTTCTCAGGTGCGTTGTGGCCGCCGTGGCCGCCCAACACCACGAACGTCTTGATCTTGAGCGCGAGGCCGGCCGGCACGATCCAGCCGACGCCGCCAACGATGAGGTCGGCATCACGCACCAGGGCGAGCAGCTCGCGCACATCGAGCTCGCCGCCGATGAAATACCGATGTGCCGGCGGCAGATCGCCGATCAGCCATTCCTCGCCTGGCGCCAGATCGGCGACCGCGACCACGGTGTGCGTGGCCATCAGCTCGGCAGCCAGCGCGTTGATGTATTCCGGCCGCGGGTTGCGCGCCTCGTTGCGCCATTCGCTGCGCACCGTCACCGGCCGCACCACCGCGATCGGCCGATCGGAGATTACCGGCGATGCGCCGAGAATGGGCAATGTGAACAATGCCGGATCGAATGTGACTTTCAGCGCCGCCCATCGGCATTCCATGGCATGAATGATCGATCGCGATGCCAGATCGAAATAACCGACCTTGATCTCGCGCATCGGCTTGCATGGCCACGACCAACGATCTTCCGATTGCCGCGCCATATTCTTCTGCTGGGTTCGCAATCGACGCGAGCCGCGCACGAATTTGATATCGAGATCGGCATAGAGCTCGGGCCACGGCGTCTCAAGGTAGATGTCGTATTCCTTCGCTGCCGCACGCACGAACGGCCGTGAGAAGATGTTGTCCCCGAGTCCCCACATCCCACGAACGAGGATCGGTTTCAGGCCGCGCACCGCTCGTTCAGCATGTCTTGCAAATCGACCACCGGAGCGAGATCGGCCCAGGCGGTCCCGGGCGAGGCATTGAAGAGGGAAATTTTCAGCGCGCGCAGCGACGGCACGATGGTGATCAGGTCGGCGCGCTGCTTGTCGTAGCAACCGGGCTTATACGGCCAGCGGTGCGGCTTGTCGTAGTGATGCGTGCGGCCGTCCGCGGCATGCTGACCATCGGCGCCGAGCCAGACGATAGTGCCGCCTCGCCCGACGAGATGCGCCGCCAAATTGGTCGCCGCCGTCAGCGACGTCCATTTCTGCATCAGGCTGTCACGCCCATGCGCCAGCCCGGGCGGATCGGCCTTGCGGCAAGTCAGCACTTTGCGGTCCGATACCATGCGCGAGATGGTGACTGCGCGACCGCGGAAGCTTGCGATGGTAGCGCGGTTATCAGTCTCGTTCCACCAGCGCCAATCGCCAAAGTAGAGAAAATCCGCCGATGGCATCTTGTAGACGCTCGAATTGATCACGATCACCCGGCGCCCGCGCAGCAGCTCGAGGTCTTGCCCCAGGACCGATGGCCCGCCGCCGATGATGAACGCGGTCTCGCCCGGCCATTCGCGCGGCACTGACCAGAATGTCATCGCCGGCGTCCGCGCCTGTGCACGCCCTTGCGATAGCCCTTGTTCAGGGCGCTATTGCAGATGCGCGCAGCGCTGGCTTTGCTCTTGCCCTTGCGGCGCAATGCTTCGTAGCAGGCTGGATTCTTGATGGACGCGCCGTGTTGATGTCCCGGCATGGTTTGCTCCTTTTCATGCGATATAGACCCGTCGGAATGGTTTGATCAGATCGGCGACGGAGGCGGTGAGATAGCCAGTCGTGCCGGTGGCAAACGACGGCGACACGTAGCTGATGCGAGTATCGCCGTGCTGCACCTCGCGGATCGATGGATCACGCGTGCCGGCAGTGCGCATGGTATTCACCGCCTCGATGACCGCGCGCTGCAGCCGGGCCGGCGCCTTTTCCGGCAGATCATAGCCACCGGAATAGACGACGCTGACGGTGTCGGCCCAATAGCCGGGCGTCCATAGCCTGCCGCTCGCCGGATCGAAATCGTAGTCGGCAGCGGTCGCGCCCGCGGTCGAGACTTCGATCACCTCGGCGACCGGATAGAGCGAGAGCACCAGCGCCTGGCGCGTCAGCATGGTTTCACCGGGATCGAACGTGAAGGTTTCGAGCGCCTCGGCGCGGCCCAGGCGGCGGTTGCAGTATTCCGCGATGATGCGCGATTGAAAGGTGATTTGCGCCTGCAGCGCGACGTCCTCGTCGTTGCCTTCGATGCCGAGCGCGAGCTTGAGATCGGCGAGCGTGATCAAATCGGGCCCGGCGCTGCCGGTCGATTCTTCGAGGATTTCGAGGATGGAATGCATTTATTTCAACCTGAGCGGCTCGAGCGCGCGCTTTTCTTCTGATCGATAGTCGCGGCCGTCGTTGCCACGTTTGACGGCGAGGCGCCAATCATCCGACTTGCCGGGCTTGGCGGTCGTCTCAACCTGCGCGATGAACAATGAACCGCCGAGCGTGACGGCGTCGCCGGGCACATAGGCCGCGCCCTCTTTCCAGACGCCGGCATCGAGCACGACGGCGGTCTTGATCTCGTGCACGGTGTCGCCGATGGCCCACCGCAACGTGCGACCGCTATCCGGCGACGTCATCTTTCCGGTTTTGATCGTCCGCCCGATCTGCTCAACCACGTAGTCCTGCAGGAAGGTCAGATCGGCGGCGTTGCGGCCAGGCTCGCCCTTTGCCCCGCGCTCACCATCCTTGCCATCGACGCCAGGCGGTCCCGCCGGCCCTTGCTTGCCCGGCTCGCCGCGTTCGCCCTTCTCCCCGGGCTCGCCGCGCGCGCCGCGCTTGCCTTCCGGGCCGAGCTCGCCCCGCGGTCCGGGCATGCGCGCCAAGGCGCGCACTTCGGCGAGTGCGCGATGCGCCAGGGCAATGCAGACCGCCATGGCCTCGGTGAGCGTATATTGCGGGGCGGGGATCATCGGGTTTTCGCTCATGCCCCTTG